TTGGTATAGTGATCGTAAAGTAATGCAGAAGAAACTCAAAGAAGCTACTACTAACGAGGATCGTGAGTACTGGGATAAGCGTCAACTTGTTCGTAAGATTTTGTTGAACTCAGCATATGGCGCACTATTGAATGAGCATTGCCGATTCTATGACAAACGCATCGGGCAAAGTGTTACATTGAGTGGTCGTCAGATTGTTAAGCATATGATGAGCCATATCAATGAAACAATCTCAGGTGAGTATTCACACGAAGGCAAAGCAATCGTTTATGGTGATACTGACTCATGTTACTTTACAGCATATCCTATTCTCAATTCGCAAATAGCGAATGGAGAATTAGAGTGGAATAAAGAAACTTGTATCGGGTTGTATGATAGTATCGCTGACCAAGCTAATGAATCATTCCCGGCATTCATGGAACGTGCATTTCATGCCCCTAGAAAGAACGGTGCAATCATTAAAGCTGGTCGTGAATTGATCGGTGATCGTGCTATCTTTATCACAAAGAAACGCTATGCTATCAACATCTTTGATAAAGAAGGTAAGCGTAAAGATGTGAACGGTAAGAATGGTGATATCAAAGCGATGGGTCTTGACTTGAAACGTGCTGATACACCTAAATACATCCAAGAATTCTTAATGGATGTACTTACTAAGGTACTTGCTGGTGAGCAGCGTGATAAAGTTATTGAAATGGTTAAAGAGTTCAAAACTAAACTGTCTGAACAAGATAGCTGGACAAAGGGTTCACCTAAATCAGTCAACAACTTAACTAAACATACCATTGAATTTGAAAAGACTGGTAAGTGTGGTGTTGGTCATGCTAGAGCAGCAATTAACTGGAACTATCTACGTAGAGTATATGGGGACAACTACAGTCAAAAGATTATAGATGGCATGAAAATTGTTGTTTGTAAACTGAAAGATAACGCACTAGGTTTCACTAGTATCGCATATCCAGTTGATGAATTACGATTACCAGTATGGTTCAAGGAATTACCATTTGATGATTTACTAATGGAGTCAACATTGGTAGATGAGAAGATAGACAACTTACTTGGCGTATTGGAGTGGGATATCAGAAGCAATACAGATGTTAATTCAACATTTGATGAACTATTTACATTCGGTTAAACTGGTGTTGACTAACACAATATATTCCACTATAATACGTGATAGGATCTCCTAAATATTTTAAACAAAGGAAACAAAATGAAAGATTATTTAAAAGACTTAATTGACCATACATATGGTCTTGGTGGCATTGAACTTATTAAGATTACCGGCACAGATACTGATACCGCAATCAACGCAGTATCAGAAAGCAAAAGTGTTATTGTAAGCGGTACATTCAAAGACCCGATCAGTGACTTCATCGGCGTATCCGGTATGCCTAACTTGAACAAACTCAAAACAATTATTGGGTTTGATGAATACGACAAAGATTCTAAAATCAATGTTGTTCGTACACAACGTGATGGTGTAGATGTACCCTCTACTATTCACTTTGAAACAAAGAGTGGCGACTTCATTAATGACTATCGGCTTATGCTTAAAAGCGTAGTTGATGAGAAAGTTAAAAGTGTATCATTCAAAGGTGCTAAGTGGAATGTTGAATTTGAGCCTACTGTTGCTGGTATTCAACGTCTTAAGAAACAATCACAAGCTAATAGCGAAGAAGATCATTTCGTGTTCAAAACTGATGGTAGTGATTTGAAAGTATTCTTTGGTGATGCTTCAACACATAGCGGTAACTTTGTGTTTAACACTCCAGTTACTGGTACATTGTCAGGTACACATCGTTGGCCCGTTAAAGAATTCTTAGCTATCATGGATTTGCTTGGCGACAAGACAGTTAAGATTAGTGATCAGGGTGCGACTGAAATCACAGTTGATAGCGGTATCGCAACATATGTTTACTTATTGCCAGCTAATAAGAAATGATAAAGTACATTGCTAGTTCCGGTAAGTATACAAATGTAATTGGTGGTCCTGCTACCAATTACATTAATAACCATATTGGGGCACAAGGCGTTGGTAATCTAAGATTCAATACTACTAATCAAAGTATGGAAGTATATGACGGAATGTCTTGGATAACACTACAGATGGGACATGTTAATGTAGGACTAAATGCTGATGCAGAATCATTACTTGACTGGGCTAAAAAGAAGCGTGATGAAGAATTTGAATTAGAAGCATTAGCACAAACTAATCCTACTATCAAAGATTTATTAGAAACTATCAAGCAAAAAGAAGAACAAATAAGTATTGTCAAAACCTTGATTAAGAAAGAAACAATAGTTTAATGAAAAAATACGATTTACTTTATTGTATTGGTGATAGTTTTGTTTATGCGATTGATCAAGCAGATGATGTTAACCATGAAATTACAGAAAACAATAGATTTACTAATTTAGTTTCAAATCATTATGATTTAAAATGTGTAAATCATGCTGTTCCCGGCATAAGCAATGAATATATCGCTAAAAAATTGTACTCAGATATTATTAATTTTAAATCTCAGGGTATTAATCCACTAGTATTTGTTGCGTATACTGATCCATGGAGAACTGAAATATATTCCAATAAAAATAACGTTGCTGCAACAATGACTGAAAGTACAGTATCCTTTTTTAAAGAATATTTAGTTGAACATCACAATGACCAATATGTATTAGATCGTACCATTTACAATGTACTTTCAGTAAGAACTTTGTTAAACTATTTTAGTTTTGATTTTATTGATTCATGGGTATTCTATTATTCTGGTCCAGCTGGACCATACAAGAATGATATACCTTATATAAGCAATAAACAAGAAATACAAGAACCCTTAAAAGATATAGCAGGTGTTGATAGATATATATTGTCAAGTGATAACAATATTATAACATACGGGCATCCTAATATTATAGGTCATGCAAAAATAGCCAATACGATTATAGAAAAAATAAACACATTATATGGAACAAGATAATCTAGCAGCAAAGCAAAATCCCGATTGGGCATTATTTTTACCCGCAGTCAGTAGTTTTTATATTGCTGGTTTAGGTAAACAACGCAAGGGTGAAAATTACTTTGATCAAGCACGTATCCCTGCTAGTTTCAATGGTGATGTTGAGAAACTAAACTTTCTTAATAGCAAAGAAGGTCTTTATTATTACAAGTGGGGATTGTACAGTGCTGGTCATGCTAATTTAGATACAACAGTTGACGATTCTAGTGAGTCTATCATCCGTGAACGTGAAGAAGGTACATTCATGTTGGGTGATAGTGGTGGCTTTCAGATTCTTAAAGGGCAATGGCCAGCTGATTGGAAGGATCCCAATTGTCCACGTGCTATGAAGAAACGCAAAGCAGTATTGACATGGATGGACAAATACATGGATTATGGTATGTGTTTAGATATTCCAAGTCAATCACTAACTACTTTCGGTATGAAAGATAAGAATGGCAATAGCCTTCATGGTATCAGTACTATTGAAGAAGCTATCAGTGCTACCCATATCAACAACGAATACTTTATCAATAATCGTTCGGGCAAATGTAAATTCTTAAACGTATTGCAGGGTCGTAATCATACGCAATCTGATAGTTGGTATGAAGAAATGAAGAAGTATTGTGACCCAAATATCTATCCAGACAACCATTTTAATGGTTGGGCGTTCGGTGGGCAGAATAAGATTGATGTTCACTTGATGCTACGTAGATTGGTTGGTATCATCCATGATGGATTACTACGTGAAGGTAAACATGATTTGATTCACTGTTTGGGTACAAGTATCTTGGAGTATGCCGTATTGTTTACTGATATTCAAAAAGCAGTACGCAAGTATCATAACCCAAGTCTACAGATTACATTTGACTGTGCTAGTCCATTCTTTAGTGCTGCTAAAGGTCTTGCTTATTTCAATACAAGTATTGAGCATAACAAGAAGTGGGCATATAGTATGGAAAAGACTGCTGAAAAGAAAAGTTATGCTAGTGATATGCGTAAATACCGTGATGCTGTGTTAGCTGATGG